GTCTACCATTTGGTTCAATCCGGTAAACGTGAGCCACAGAATCATCTTCAGCCATGCCCTGCAACCTGTCAGTCATCTGTCTTTTCTTCATGATGCCCTCAGATTAAAAGGGTTGTTGAAGTTGATTTCGAATACCTCCTCGACCGACCCGTTTTGCAGAATCTTCTTCTTCACCTTTGAGTCTGCCGCAAGATAAGAATAAGAGAGCCCCGCTTTCTTGGCAGGCGACGATTGCTTCCAGACCATTCCCCTAATGACTTTGCCATCGAGAATGAGAGGCTCTAACGAGTTCTGGATAGACCGTGGGCTAACTTTTAACTTCTCTGCAAGCTCAATAGTCGTCACTGGTGTCGATCTTGACTGTAGATACTTTAGACAAAACTCACCCCTGCTAACCTTTTGTCTCATGCCATATCTCCTGTCATGTCGATTTCTGTTTCTTGCAAGGTCTTGGTTGCCAACTTCAAGTCTTGCAAGAGAATCCGCAACTCTCGGCTGTGGACAATCACATAATCATCTTGCTCTGCCAGCTTTTGTAGCAGTTTGTATGCTCTTTCTTTCTCGTTCATAGACGCCTCCTCCAATACGCTTCAGGGTTTTGCCAATAATGTTCAGGTGGATTGATGGAAGGCCCAAAACCCTGACTGAGCATATACGTTCGTTTATTTCGGTTTTGCTTGGCAATCGGACGTATTCTTCTTTTCCCGTACCCAAACCTCATTATTGGCTTTCGGTACTTCTCGGTAAGCGAAAAAGTATTTTCTTTAAGCGAGTAAAACTTCAAGAAATCCACTGTGTAGCCTATGTACCGCAGCTTCATCGCTAATCTACTCATTCGAGTAGGAAGGCATTGCTCGTAATTGACCTTCATGCTGCCCTCAGCTTCTCTGAGATCCTTGCCTTCCAAGAGTTCCAATCCTCTCCTGGTCTAGCTGGACAATTTACCTTTGCTGCCATCTCGGCAGTACCCTTTTCTGTAGCCCACCACACCACAACCTTCTCTTGTGTAGGAGCAATCTCTAGCTCATCTTCCCATCTTCCTTGGTTCAGCCAGGTAGCAGGATGCGGAATAAACTCCTGACCTGTTCCCTTCACCTGGTAATACTTGTTATGCGTCACCAGAGCCTCTACAGCGGACTTTTGCTCAGCAGGCGATAGTTTGTTCCATGCCTTCTGTGCAGCGCGTTTAGCGACCTTTCTTGGGTACTTACTCCAAAACTCCTCAAACATAAGACCTCCCGTTAAAAGTCTTACGTTAACGCTTCTTTTTCTTTTTGAGTGTCGTCTTGATGACTTTTTGCATCCATTTGTCTGCCAATAAGCGCCGCCCATACAAGACCGCCAAATACTTTAGCCACAAACTGTAAAAGTATGATTCCAGGCATTAGCGCTCCAAATGCGATGGTAGGAAAAACAAGCGAATCCACTGCGGCTCCAGCGACGTTACTTTTGTTTGCCCTTGAGAACCATGAACCCTGCATCTTTACAAACACAACCCAATCAACTAGCGCAGCTAAGGTAAACGCACAGGCAGACGCAACCGCAATCTTTCCGCTTGCAGGGTTTAGTAAGTACGTTAGTGCGCCAGATGAAGCTATTAAGGCTCCCATCTGCCAGAGTTTGAGCCTTACATGAAGCCAATCTCTCAACGCTAGGTCTAAGCCTATAAACAAGAAAGCGTTGATCGGGCTCACCGCTGGCCCAAATGCCGCCACAGAAAGGTTAGCAAGGGTCATTGCAATGGTGTAAATACCAATAGCTACATAAAGCATAAGTTCTCCTGTACGGGTCTAGGGTTCCAATGGTTAGGTGGGTTTTCTGAGTCAATACGCTTTGCTAGACAGTAAGCGCATTCTTTTTTTTCTTTGTGATGCAAAGCTAGGTTTGTTGAGTCTGCACTTGATAACGGCCAGCGCTCGAGCCCTTGTCCTAGCATCCGCATCCCATGCGTCCAAGGTAGTCGGCCAAAAGTTTTTGCAAGTCGGTTGAATGTCTCATCCATTCTGCCTTGCCACTTTGCATCGCCAACATTCCAGTATTCACCGGACGATCCCAGGCAAACGCGACCCCAATCGTCAACCAACTCACAAAGGTAATCCAGGGATAAACCAAGATGCCAGACAGGAATGCCTAGCGACTTTGGAAACGGCCATGTTGCGGTCATTTCTTTTTGCTGCTCTATTGTTCCATCTATAACGTCAGGAACAACACCCCAGTGCGGGTGAGCAAGTATTGGGTCTATCCAATCATAGAAACCGTGTAGGTCAAACGGTACGCCTCTTGTTTTGCAGCTAAAGGCTCCGTTATCTAGCATCAGCGACTGACCAATTTTTAGACAAACTTTTAGGTCTCTAGGTTCAAAGTAAGAAATACAGAAGTGTTCACCGGCTAAGGTTTCTAATACTGCTCGAGGTGTAATAGGTGTGCCGTGGTAGTGAATCATGATGGTTTTAGGATATTTCCTCCAAAAGACCCCCCTACCCCAACAGGAGTAGAGAGGGAAGGTTCCTCCGCTGTCAAGCAGCATCTGCATGTTCTTGCGAACCCCTCGGCTTGCAGATCAGACCAGCCGACCGGATTATTCGGGAACTGCCCCCTAGTCTTGCGACATACCGGCTATTGCTTTCCTTCCGCGCCACCACAAATAAGGTGCTTGCTAACGTGCGGAGTACGGTTGTCGAGAGGCAATAAAAAAGCCACTTACTGCTGCGCCTGGTAGAAGTCTCTCGATACTTTGAGAGCAGACGCATGAGTAAGTGGCCTTAACTATTGTTGACTTCTACGACAACAAGCTAATCCTATCACATCTCCACAACCTTGCAAGTCCAGCCCTCTTTTAGCTTGCCCCAGCCGTGAACCTCTATCTTCCAACCCGCCCTCAAGATAGCTGGTAAGTGCTCACTCTCTGCAATCTTCTTTACCCTGGCTGAGACGTTAGCTCTTGAGGTTGTCTGTACCAGAAGCGTCTCTTCGTCCTTGAGACAAAGAATGTCACCTATGTTGAACAAGTCCTGCCTGATTCTGGCCCACGGGTTCCAGTGCTCGACGATCTGGCAGAGATACCCACGCTCGCGCAGCGCAGCTAATGATCGCTGAGTAGGACTTATCGACGAACGGCGTTTCTTTTTGGTATCAGCGGCAGAAATTGTCGTCACGATGACAGTCTTTAGTAGTTGATAAGCCTAAGATTACTCCATCACAACAAGGAGCCAGGAATGTCAATCAAAATCAGCGAGATAGTTGCAGCAATAGAAGTTTTAAGCAGACTTGAGAAATCAAGTTTTGCACAGTTTTCTGATCCAAGGTTTGTCGGAAAGTTGCAAGGCGAAGCATTTCTTGCGCTATACCCGCTCAAACACGGTATTGAAAACCTTAACTTAGAAGTCGAGGTAACAAATGACTGACTACGATTGGTGGTTGGACAGAGAACTTTACAGATACGACAGAGAGAGGGAACAAAATGACTACCAACAACAGTTGGAACAACAGGAGTACGAACTTGACCAAGTACAAGATAACGAAGAGTGATTGGGCACTATGCGCGCTATTGGGGATTTGCTACGGAACACTGCTCTTCCTGTTCATAAAGTAACGGAGCCAAACATGAAATTCAACGAACTCAGAAAGATCAACGTAACCGAAAAGGTCGAGAAGAAGAACGGCCTTTCTTACCTCTCATGGGCCTGGGCTGTAGATACATTGTTGCAACACGATCCTTCTGCAACCTGGGAGTACAAACCCCATCAAGTGTGGAATGAAACAGTGATGGTGTTTTGTGAGGTCAAAGCATTTGGAGTCTCTCGCACTGCACAACTGCCCGTTATGGACCACAGAAACAAGGCGATCTCCAACCCAGATTCCTTCCAGGTCAATACCGCTATGCAGCGATGCTTGGCTAAGGCTATCGCGTTGCATGGCCTAGGGTTATATATTTATGCAGGCGAAGATCTGCCTTCCGAAGAAAAAGTTGATGAGCTTGAGGCCTATAAGGCAAAACTCGAAGCGGCAGAGTCATTAGACGCGTTAAAAGCTGAGTTCTCTCCGGCCTACAAGGCTATGAAGGACAAGCCAGAGATCAAAGAACTCGTAGCAGTTTACGAAGCCAAGAAGAAAGCACTCACGGAAGTCAAATGAACCTAGACCGATTTGAAGAAGGCTTGATCGACGACATCCAGACTGACCGCTGCAAGAAACTCTTGTGGTCGGTCATCAACCTGGCAGTAGAAGATGCGTGCCGCGCTCCGTACAACAAAAAGCCAAGCACCGAGTCAATAACCGCGATGAGGTTTCTAATCGGCAACGGCAAGGAAGCTGATCTCGATTCTTGGCTGATGTGGCTCGACGTAAACGGTCCGGTATTTAGAAGGAGACTCTTGGAGGCCATGTTCTCGGATCACCACGATAAGTTCCCAGACATGGCAAGAAGGGCTTTCAGAGCAAATTACAACTGGTGGAGGCTCAATGCGACTGATTTTAACGACTGAGAATGACCGCAGGAGGGCTATAGAGGCTCTACAAGGCGCTGAATTAGGTTACATGGTAACTATTACCAAACCTCCCAGAACAGCGGCTCAGAATCGGTTTTATTGGGCGATCCTAACTGCGTGTTCTGAACAAC